TATGAGAAAATGTTTTGCTGAAAAAAATAAGAAAAAATAATGAATACACAACTACTTTGCTTATTTACGACAAAGGATAGTTTAGATAAGTCATACGAATTTATAATCAACAACTACACTTTAACTAACCCAAATATTTTCGTTTTGGAAAGCAAAACCAGACCAGAAGAAGTGTTTATTACTTTTAATGTCGAAAAAGGGTCTGCGGCAATTCCATCTGAATGGAAAACAATACTTGTTCACAGAAAGAAGCAATCAAATACAATATACACAATTAACGCACTTAACGAAGTAGTTAAGTCTAAAACAGGCGGACAGATAGATAATTCATATATGATTGATTGGGAAGAGTTCCGTAATTGTATATTAACAACATCTAATATAGGATATAAAAAAATACCAACCAAAGTTTTTAAAAGTTTTAATACTGAAGGAAATTTGGAATATTAAAATATTTTTCCTATATTAGTTGATATGGCAAGAAAAAGAAAATTCCAACCTATTGAACTGATAGTCGAAGACCCATCAGAAGTGTTTCAATCACATAGACAACAGATATCCAAAGCGATTGTTGAGGGGGTGGATTATGGAATTAAATATAAAAAGAAAAGAGTTGATTTTGCAAAAGTAATCATAAATGATATATTGGTTATAACACTTTCAATTGATAGCAGAGAATTTGCGGATTTATTAGATGAACAACTTCAGACCCTTATTGATTTTGAAGAGTATGAGACTTGCGCATTATTGATGAAATTAAAAGAAAAGTTAAATGAAAAAGTTACTAAAAAAGCTAGAGTGGTGGTTTGATTATTATATCGCTTACTTTTTGTACAGCGACAGAAAAAAACATCATTATTACAATTATATAAATCAAAAATACAATTTTATGGGAGAGCATCATGTACCTTTAACAATTGGTGAAGATGGATTGGTTACATCCGTTGGAACCAGAAAAGATATTTTCGAAACTTGCATTATGTGTGGTAAAACTACTGATGTATTAATTGATACACATATTGATTACCGATATGGTTATGTAGAAGGAGCAGGACAGTGTTGTAGAGAGTGTTATCAGGGTAGTAGTACAAAACTTATTACAATAGATGAAAGGACAATTTTAGATACACCTAACGATTTTGAATTAGGAGCAAAAGTTAGGGAAATGTATTGGGATAGTAAAAAGTAGTTATGAAAAAAGAAGATGAAATTTTTTTAGGTGGAGGAACAAATTTAAATATTCAAACATCTAAAAATGTAGAATTAAGAGAAACTTTGATTCTTATCAATGGACAAAAAGAGCCGATTGAATTGGATGTAAAAATAATAGCAGATTTTGATACGATACCTGAAAAATACCACGAAGTTTTTTTAAATATTATGACTTCAAAATATTACAATAAAGTATCGTTTGGTGATAATCCATTCAGTCAATGTGTTCCACCTAAAAAGAAAAAATGGTGGCAAATTTGGAAATAAATAAAAATAGGTTATATGAAAGAAGAATCAGCAGTAGAATTTTGTGAAAGGGTATATCCCGAAATGATGGATGAATTTAAGAAAATTCAATCAGAAATGTATGAAACATTTTGTAAGAAACAACGAAACTATGGACCTGGTAATATTTCCGTAGGAACATCTTTAACAACAAAAGAAGATGTAAAATTATCCCTTACAGGACTTTGGTTTAGAATTAATGATAAAATTCAAAGATTAAAGCAATTAGTAGTATTGGGTCAGCCAGATGAGGTTGGAGAACCTATACAAGATACTTATCAGGACTTATCGGTATATGGTATAATCGCACAATTAGTTCAACGTGGAAAATGGGCAAAATAAAAAATCATATATAGATGATATATTATCATCCAATGTGAGAGAACCTTTCTTATTCAATTGTCAACCAAATTCAAATGATTTCTTTGTTATTGATTATAAGCAATTAGAAAATCAATGCCCAAAATTAGGATTAAGAGGTTATTGGAAATTTACAAATCAAAGGTCAAAATTAAATATAATTGAATTATGTGATTATTTACATACACTTAATAAAGCAGTTGTTTTATTTTCACCAGAAGAAATTAATTTTAATTTAGAAAGTATATCTTTTTTTGTAGAAACGTGTATTAATTTAAAAATAAAAGTATTTGTTTATTCATTTAATTCTAATATAAACGATTACTTAAAAATAAAATATCCAAATGAATTTGGAACATATATTTTAGCAAATAGTTCTGATACGTTAATAAATGGTGGTATTATTAATTGGACTGTGTTTTATGATAATAAAAATATTCATAGAGATATTAAGTTATTATTTCTAAACTACAATAGAAAAATAAATAGAGATTTAATCATTACAAAATTAAATAAATTAGGAGAACTTATTAACGCGGAAAATTATATATCATATCATAACCATCATACTTTTGATGAGAAACAATATTATAAAGTATATTCGGATTACGCTATAGAAAATAACATTGATTTTGATTTTTTAAAAAATTTAAATTTATCTCCAAATTATGTGAATGTACACGACCAAGGAAAGGCTCAGTATGATGCTCAATTATTACATTTAAGGTCAAAATTTAATATTATATGTGAACCGTTTTTTGGAATGAGTAATGACCCTATGAATTTTGAATATTATAATCATACGATTAGTAGAAAAACTTTATATCCATTGTGTTATAAGAATGTAATATATGTTCACTCTCATAATGGATTATTAAAGGAAACTCTATCAAAACTTGGATTTGAAACATTTTTTGATGAATTTGATGAGTTTATTCAAAATATGAATGATGAATTTTATTATTCAGAAGAAACACAAAAAAAGCTTGAACATAATAGAAAAATGTTTGATAAATATACAGGTAATGCAGAGAATGCAAGATATCCCACAGACCGTCAAAATTTCGTAAAATTAACCCAAGAATTCAATGATTTTATGGGTAAAAAATAAATTTGGAAAATACGAAAAAAAGTCGTATATTTACTATGTAAAAAGCCAAAAAGGTTATATTTAGTTATGTAGGTAGTAGCTACTTAAACCTTAAAACTTAAACAATTTTTTAAACTTTAAAATCTAAAAACAATGGACATTTCATTGGCGTTAAAGAGATTTAACTCTTTACAAAACAACACAAAAAAGTCTGATTCCATTTGGAAACCAGCAAACGGAAAATCACAAATTCGTATCGTTCCTTACAAATTCAATAAGGACATTCCGTTTATCGAACTTTATTTCCATTACAACATTAACAACAAAACTTACTTGTCACCAATGTCATTTGGTAGACCTGACCCAATCGTTGAGTTTGCAGAAAAACTTAAACGTACAGGCGATACTGATGATTGGAAAGCAGGTAAAAAGATGGAACCAAAATTGAGAACTTTCGTACCTGTAGTAGTTAGAGGTAAAGAAAACGAAGGTGTTAAGTTTTGGGGTTTTGGAAAGACTGTTTACCAAGATATTTTAGGATATATCGCTGATCCTGATTACGGAGATATTACAGACCCAATGACCGGTAGAGATATCGTATTGGATGTAACATCTGCTGAAGAATCAAACGCAGCATATCCAACAACAGCAATCCGTATCAAACCGGCTCAAACAAAACTTTCGGATGACCCTGCGGTTGTAAAACAATTGTTGGAAAATCAAAAGAACATTACTGAATTGTATCAGGAGTTATCATACGCTGAACTTAAATCAGTATTAGAGAACTGGTTAAATCCAGGTGCAGCAGCAACTGATGATGAGATTGTTGAAGAATTAGAAGCACCAAAACCAAAAGCAACCGCACCAAAACAATCATCTGTTTCAGTTGATATGGGTGGTACGCAAGAAATTGGTGACCTCCCTTGGGAAAAAGAAGCACCTGCTAAAAAAGCAGATGATGTAGCATCGGCATTCGATGATTTATTTAACAATTAATACGTTACAAATATGGCTAAAGTACAGGAAGATTTGGCAAGCATTCTTGCCGATTCACTAAACAAACAAAATAAGGATGGTAGAATTGCATACTTCCTAAACGATGGTGGGGGTGATGCTCCAACCAATGTAAAAGACTGGGTATCTACGGGTAACGCTCTTTTGGATGTGGCAGTATCTAATAGACCTTATGGTGGTTTGCCTGTCGGCCGTATAGCAGAAATTACGGGTTTAGAGCAGAGTGGAAAATCTCTGCTCTCCGCCCATCTGTTAGCTGAAACACAAAAGAAAAATGGAGTAGCCGTATTGATTGATACCGAAACCGCCGTTAATAGGGAGTTTTTGGAAGCAATTGGTGTTGATATTTCAAAGTTACTATACGTTTCAGTAGATACGGTTGAAGGTATTTTTGAAGCTTGTGAAACAATCATTGAGAAAGTTAGAACAGGTGATAAAAACCGATTGGTAACTATCGTAGTAGATTCAGTAGCAGCAGCATCTACAAAGAAAGAATTAGAGGCTGATTACGATAAAGATGGTTACGCAACTGATAAAGCAATCATCATCTCCAAAGCGATGAGAAAGATTACGAATATGATTGGTAGACAAAACATTTGTTTAGTGTTTACTAACCAACTTCGTCAAAAAATGAACGCAATGGCATTTAGTGACCCTTGGACAACATCAGGTGGTAAAGCATTAGCATTCCATGCTTCTGTTAGATTCCGTTTGAAATCTATGGGACAACTTAAAGTGGGTGATAAGATTGTTGGTATCAAAGTAAGAGCACAGGTTATCAAAAATCGTTTAGGACCACCATTGAGACACGCAGATTTCTCTATTTTCTTCGATAGAGGTATTGATAACTACGGAAGTTGGTTGGGTGTAATGAAAGATAATAAGCTTGTAAAGCAAGCAGGTGCATGGTATGAGTATATTGATACTGATACCGGTGAAGTTATCAAATTCCAATCAAAAGATTTCGCAGAAATTCTTAAAAACGAAGATTTAAAAGACCAAATTTATCGTAAGATATGTGAGGTTACAATTTTACAATATAAAAGTTCCGCTTCAGAGGAAGTTGATATAACAACGGATGTAGCAAATGAGTCAGATTAATAAAAAGTATTTAGATATACTAAAACAAATAGATGAAGAACATAAAAGTTTTGGTTCTTTACATAGAAATTCCAAAACTTTAGTTATTGATGGTCTTAATACCTTCATTCGTTCTTGGTCAACAGCACCAAATCTTTCAGATAATGGTGACCACATTGGAGGCATAGTCGGTACACTTAAAAGTATCGGCTACGCTATCCGTACTATAAATCCTACAAGAGTTATCTTAACTTTTGATGGTAAAGGTGGTGCAAAAAGCAGACAAAACATTTACGCAGGATATAAGGCGGATAGAGCTAAAAACAAAATCCGCCTTAATCGCGCTATCACCGGCGGAGATATGAATCCAGAGGATGAACAAATCTCTATGAGGAGGCAGATGGTAGCATTAGCAGACTTATTAACGTATCTACCCGTAACCATTATGTTATATGATGGTATTGAGGCAGATGATGTGATGGGCTATATTGCAACTCAACTTCGACAAGACGGTGAGAAAGTTGTATTGATGTCATCTGATAAAGATTTTTTACAATTAGTAAACAAAGATGTATCGGTGTATTCACCTTCTAAAAAGAAAATTTATAACATAGATGAAGTATTAGAAGAATATGGAATTCATCCTCACAACTTTATTAATTTCAGAATGATTGATGGTGATAAATCCGATAGTATTGAAGGTGTAAATGGTTTAGGTATTAAATCTATAATCAAAGCATTTCCAATTCTTACGGAAGAAACAACACATACAACCGAATCTATGGTTGAATATATTAAAACGGTTGATAAAAAAACAAAAGCACACGAATTATTCCAAAGTAATTTGGCAATTTGCGAAAGAAATCGTAGATTGATGCAGTTATCCGAACCAGAATTTAGTGGTAATCTTCGTATGAAAATTATGGATAGATATGATGAACCTACACCTAAATTTGATAAGCAAGGATTTTTAAAGACAGGATTAAGACACGGAGTTATTGATTCATTCAAAGATATTAACGATTGGTTGCAATCCACATTTGGACATATTTCAAAATTTTAAAATAAGTTATGGCAGACAAATTAGCAAAACCATTGGGAGATAGAGTTCTCTTAACGGAATTAGACAAAGAAGCAGAAAAAACGGTTGGTGGTATTATCATACCCGATAGTGTAAGGCAGGAAGATGTAAAAAGAGCGAGAGTAGAAGCAGTTGGAGATGGGTTATTTACACAAAATGGTGTAGCAATCCCTATGAGTTTAAAGGTCGGTGATGAAGTAATCCTTCCAGGATATCATCAGGGACAAGAAGTTAAGATTGGGGGAACAAAATATATCCTAATCAGAGAATCAGAAATTTTAATGGTAATTAGATAAAAATCAAAACTATGAAGTGTATTAAAAACAACAAAACAGGCGATATCCAAAGAGTAACGGATAGAGAAGCTTACAATATGGTAGGTAACACATGGAGTTATGTATCTAAATCTGAATGGAAAATGGTTACAAGAAAACCAAAAGTAGAAGAAACTACTGAAGAAGTTTCAACTGAAAAGGTTAAATCGAAAAAACAATTAAGAAAAGAAAAAGTTAAAGCATAATGGAAGCAGTAGATACATTGGTAAAATATGGTCAATCGTATCAATCTAAAGTAGTTGCTTCACTTATCACAGATGTTAAGTTTTTAGAACAGGTAAACGAAATTACAAAACCTAACTTTTTTGAATCTCAAGCAAACCAATGGATTGTAAAGGAAGCACAAACTTATTTCGATAAGTATCGTGGTACTCCTACAATGGAGGTTTTTAAAATCAAAGTTGGAGAGATTGAAGATAAGGTTTTAAAGCAAACCGTAGTAGAACAACTTAAAGGTGTATATCTACAAATAGGTGCAGATGATTTACCCTATGTAAAGAACGAATATCTTACCTTTGCAAAGAACCAAAAAGTAAAAGAGGCTCTACTAAAATCGGTAGACCTTCTCAAATCCGGTCAATACGATAAGATTATTGATACAATGACTGCCGCATCCAAAGTGGGTGTTGAAAATGATTTGGGTTTGGACTTTGTTGAGGATTTTGAAAATATATTGGATGATGTAAAAAGAGATTCCGTTTCTACCGGTTGGGATGTAATAGATGAACTAATGGATGGTGGTTTAGGACCTGGCGAATTAGGTGTAGTTATGGCTCCATCTGGTATCGGTAAAAGTTGGTTCTTATCAAAGATTGCATGTGCGGCATTGCAAAGAGGTGTTAATGTACTACACTACACTTTGGAATTATCCGAAAATTATGTAGGTCAAAGATACATTACAATTCTAACTAATATCGCCACAGCAGACCAAAAGTTGAGGAAAGATGATATTGTCCGTAAAGTAAAACAAACACCGGGTAGAGTGAAGATTAAATACTATCCACCACAATTCGCATCAGCAAAAACCCTATCAGCACATATTGATAAAGTAAGAGCAAGTGGGTTTAATCCACAATTGATTATTATAGATTACGCTGACCTTCTTAAGTCAGCAAATAGAGGTAATGATGGATTGTATGCGGAGTTGGGTGGTATCTATGAGGAATTAAGAGGATTGAGTGGTGAGACAGGTATTCCGATTTGGACAGCAACACAAACTAACAGAGCAGCAATAGACCACGAAGTTATCCAAGCGGACTCGGTTGGTGATTCATATAAGAAAGTTCAGACAGCAGATTTTATTATGAGTGTGAGTAGAAAGACCAAAGATAAATTATCTAACACAGGTCGAATTCACATTGTAAAGAATCGTTTTGGGCCAGACGGTATGACATTCCCTGCGAAAATTGATACTTTCCACGGAGTTATGGATGTGTTCGCAGCAACATCAGTAGATGGAATGGCGGCGACAAAAGAGAGTAAGAATGGTGAGAGTTTAGAAAAGAAACTTCTACATAAAAAGTATGTAGAAAATATGGGTTGATAAGTATATAAAAAGTAAAAAAACAGGAGAAAAATATTTTTCAAAAAACTCTAAAATTTACTAAAGAAAATAGGGTTCTAGTCCACTACACCCTATATATATCTTTACATTTTCTGGTTTTTTCGGAAAAATTATTCACTTACAAAAATAAAAAAATTACAAAAAGATGGACATTTCACAAAGAATTTTATCGGACATTACGGTCTATATGAAGTACGCAAAGTACAGACCTGAATTAAATAGAAGAGAAACATGGGAAGAATTGGTTACCCGTAATATGGATATGCATATTAAAAAATATCCAAAATTAGAAGAAGAAATTAGAGAGAACTATAAATTCGTATACGATAAAAAGGTTTTACCTTCAATGCGTTCAATGCAATTCGCAGGTAAACCAATTGAAATAAGTCCAAATAGAATTTACAATTGTGCATTCGCACCGGTTGATGATTACAGAGTATTTGCAGAAATTATGTTTCTTCTATTAGGTGGTACGGGTGTAGGTTACTCTGTACAAAAGCATCACGTTGACCAATTGCCTGAAATCAGAAAACCAAATGCAGATAAAACAAGAAGATTCCTTATTGGTGATTCTATTGAAGGATGGGCAGATGCTATATCAGTATTAATAAAAGCATATTTCTTTGGTGGTAGTAAGCCAGTATTCGATTTTAGAGATATTCGTGCAAAGGGTGCAAGACTTGTTACATCAGGCGGTAAAGCACCTGGCCCTCAACCACTTAAAGAATGTTTGATTAAGTTGGAAGGTATTTTAGATTCGCACAAAGATGGTGATAAATTAACAGCAATTGAGGTACACGATATGGTTTGTCATATTGCAGATGCAGTATTAGCAGGTGGTATTCGTAGAGCAGCATTAATATGTTTATTCTCTGCAACCGATGAAGAAATGATTAGTTGTAAGAGTGGTGCATGGTGGGAAAAAAATCCACAAAGAGGTAGAGCAAATAAACCTGGTATCTACTTATCAAACGATAAAGATTGGGGAACTAACCCTTGTTGTGAGATTGCATTAAGGCCTTTCCAATTCTGTAATCTTTGTGAAGTAAATGTATCTGATGTAGTAGACCAGGATGATTTGAATGCAAGAGTAAAAGCAGCATCATTCATTGGAACACTTCAAGCTGGCTATACCGATTTCCATTATTTAAGACCAATTTGGCAAAGAACAACTGAAAAGGATGCATTGATTGGTGTATCTATGACCGGCATCGGAAGTGGTGCAGTATTGAAATTGAATATGAAAGAAGCATCAAAGGTTGTAAAAGTTGAAAATGCAAGAGTAGCAGATATTATTGGAGTAAATCATTCAGCAAGAACTACGACAGTTAAACCTGCAGGAACAACATCACTAACATTAGGAACATCATCTGGTATACACGCGTGGCACAATGATTACTATATTCGTAGAGTAAGAGTTGGTAAGAATGAAAGTATTTACCAATACCTAATGTTAAATCATCCTGAATTAGTAGAAGATGAATATTTCCGTCCACATGATACTGCAGTAATTGGTATTCCACAAAAAGCACCAGCAGATGCAATTTTCCGTACCGAATCCCCAATTCAATTATTGGAGAGAGTTAAGAAAGTACATAGTGAATGGATTAAGCCAGGTCATAGAAGTGGTAACAATACACATAACGTATCTGCAACCGTTTCAATTAGAGAGCATGAGTGGAAAGCAGTTGGTGAGTGGATGTGGGAGAATAAAGAATTCTACAATGGATTATCGGTATTACCTTATGATGGTGGAACATATATTCAAGCACCTTTCGAAGATTGTACAAAAGAAAAATACGAAGAGTTGATGCAAACCCTACATGAGATTGACTTAAGTAAAGTTATTGAAATAGATGATAACACAGATTTAAGTGGTGAATTAGCTTGTGCAGGAGGTGCGTGTGAAATTAAATAAAGATGACAAATCGCTATATTATTTGGAAAATGGTAAGGTGGTTTTTACCCCTAACTACCATATTGAACGAGGGTATTGTTGTGGCAGTGGCTGTCGTCATTGCCCATATGACCCGAAACATTTAAAGGGGAATAATAAATTAGACGAGTTATGGGAGAAAATCAATCATCAAAACACAAAGAGTTGACAGACAAAATTAGAGAAGAAAAACAGAAACCAAAAGGGCCAATTAAATTTCAACTTCAATTAAATGAAGAACAGAAAGTAGCAAAAGAAAAAATACTCAATAACGCAGTAACGGTATTGAGTGGTAAAGCCGGAAGTGGTAAAACACTTTTAGCATGTCAGATTGCATTGGACCTACTATTCAAAAAAGTAATACAAAAAATTGTGATTACTCGTCCAACGGTTAGTAAAGAAGAAATAGGTTTTCTTCCGGGAGACTTAAGAGAAAAGATGGAACCCTGGATGCAACCAATCTACGCAAACTTTTATCAACTTTACAACAAAGAAAAGATTGATGAAATACTTGAAAGTGGGGTAATTGAAATTGTACCCGTTGCGTTTATGAGAGGTAGAACATTTTTGGATTCATTCGTAATCGTAGATGAGGCGCAGAATTGTACTACTGACCAAATGGAAATGATTGTTTCTCGTTTGGGATTAAGAAGCAAAATGGTAATATGTGGAGATACACAGCAAGTAGATTTGAAGACCAGAGGTGAAAGTGGTTTTAAATTTTTAATATCAGTAGCAAGTAAAGTTAAAGATATGGCATCACAAACCCTATTAACAAATCATAGACACCCGATAGTCGATGCCCTTTTGGATGAATATGAATATCTAAAACAAATAACGAATGGTAACGGTAAAAAAGTTTAGCGCAGTTTGGTGTGGACCTTGTAGAATGTTGGCACCTGTAATGAATGAAATTAAAAGTAAATATCCAAATGTAAAGTTTGAAGAATATGATGTGGATAATGAAGTAGATGAAGTTATGAAATACGGAGTAACATCAGTTCCGACAGTAATCATTGAAAAGAACGGCCAATTACATGAAAGATTTACAGGTCTTCAATCTAAAATGGCATATCAAAATTCAATCAACGAAGCAATTGGTTAATGAATTTATCTGAATTTTATAAAGTTACAGGAGAATTATCCGACAAAGGTACGGTTCATTGCTATATTGATGAATGGTATAATTCGGAATTTACACCAATTAGATATGAAAAAATAAACATATTGGAAATTGGAATTAATAAAGGAGATTCTTTAATTCTTTGGAGAGATTGGTTTATCAATTCAAATGTATATGGTATTGATAATGGAGATGAAATGACTGATGAATATTTTAATATTGTGAATAATATTGATGGTGTAAATATTCAATATGCCGATGCATATGCATATGAAGTAGTTTCTTTATATCAAAATAATTTTTTCGATTACATTATAGATGATGGACCACATACTTTAAACTCTCAAATAAAATGTGTAGATATGTGGTTTTCAAAATTAAAATCAGGCGGCAAATTAATAATAGAAGATGTGTGGGATATTGATTCTTATAAAGAAGAATTTGATAAATTAAATATACCATATGAAATAATTGATTTAAGGTCAAAAAGTAAGCATAATCAAAAAAATGATGTGTTATTGATATTCCAAAAATAATTTGTTATAGTGAAAAAAATTCCGTATATTAGGGTTATGTTAAAGGGCGAAGCGCATCCAATGAGCAAACTTACTGAAAAGCAAGTTGAAACGATTAGAGAACTATGGAAAGTTGGACATCGTAATGTTAAAGTATTAGCACAAAACCACAAAGTTTCGCCAGCAAATATTAAAAAAATAGTTACAAACCAGACATGGACACATATGTTGAAATGGCCATATGAAAGTAGAAAATAAGTTATATTGTGATGTATCCAGAGTTACTATTAGAGAAATAAGTCCATCGGTTGCAAAAGAAATTATAGTTAAAAAACACTATACACACGCATGGACTGCATGTAGATATTCTCTGGGCATATTTTATAGAACAGATGAAGTAAACGCATTAGGAGATAATGAAAAACTTATCGGATGTTTGGTTTATGGATTTCCAGTAGGTGCAAGAGCAGCACTTTCAATTTCAGAATTACTCACAAAAGATAATGTATTAGAACTTACCCGTCTCTATTGTGATGATGGGTATGGTGCTAACATAGAAAGTTATGCAATCGGGCATTCATTCAAATGGTTTAGGGAAAATGATAAAGCGATTAAGGTACTGATTTCCTACGCAGATAACGGACAAGAACATTTGGGTGGAATATACCAAGCAACTAACTGGATATATCAGGGAATGAACACAGAAATTGCTTTAATGCCTAATTACGGAATATCTCTAACAAAAGACCCATATGATTGGATTCATAGTAGGACAGTATTGCATGAAGTTAGGGATTACCCAAAGAATGCAAAAGAATTTAATAAGGATATAGAACACCATACTACGATAGCACCGGAGAGTGAATTAGCAAGTAAGTTTTGGTAATTTAATAAAAAAATAGTATATTAGAAATATGAAATTTTGGGATACAGGCGAAGAAACAAATACTGAAGTTTTTGACTATGAAGTTATGAAAAAGAAGTTCATTGATAATTTGGACTATCTTAAAACAATGTCAGTAGAAGAACAAACTCTATACAAAAAATGGATGGAGTGGAATAGTGATTTAGTAGGAAATATGAAAAAATTGCCCGTTCTTCAACAACACTATGATTCTTTATGGAAACCTAGTGATATTATGAATAAAGAATTAACTATTTCTGAAATTCAATCGTTAGAACCATATGTAGAAATTGTAGATGAAGACCCTAAACAAGCTACTCTGATTCATACTATGGAGTTTCAAGCTAATCCTGGTCGTAATGTAAAATGTTATGTTAAAGATAGAACAAGCGGAAAGATATTAGGACAAATTTGTTTGGGTAGTGATATTACATCTTTGGGTGTTAGAGATGCTTATATTGGTTGGCAGAAAGAAGACAAATTTTCCAAAGGAAAATTGAATTGTACTACTATTGCTACAACCATTGTATCTACTCAACCTTTTGGATATAATTTTTTAGGTGGTAAATTAATCGCTGCATTGGCAACTTCCCCTGAAATTAGAGATTATTGGAAACAAAAATATGATAACGTATTAGTTGGAGTTGGTACAACATCATTATACGGTATTCATTCGCAATATAATGGTATTCCACATTTCAAAACATTGGGTGAATCAAAAGGTAAGATTTCAACAAAGCCGGATGATAAAGTTTATGACCCTTGGCATCAATGGTTAAAAGAAAATAAAGCTGATTGGTATAATACTCATATTACACAAGAGAGAGAAAGAAATGGTGCTAATATGGGGTACGAAAGAAATGGACCTGTGAGCGGTATCAAACAAAAAATCATTCAAGCTATTTATAAAGAATTGGGAATTAAAAGCGATGCATATGACCACGGATTTCAAAGAGGTGTATACTTTGCACAAATGTATGAGAATGGTAATGAGTTCCTATGTTCTAAAATAGAAGAAAAGGATTTAGTGTTAAAAGATAAATTTCAGCAAGGCAATGAATACACAATGAAATGGTGGAAAGATAAAGCAATTAAGCGATATGAAAAATTATATGAAGAAGGAAAGATAAAACCAGAAGTATTATTTTACATTGATGCAATTGGTTTAACTTGGGAGCAAATGAAAGAAAAATATTTAAAAGAAGTAGGAAGATAATATGACATTTTGGGATTCAATAGATTATAAAAAAGCAAGGAAGGTTTTAGTTATTCCAAATATTACCAATTCTGGAAATATTGAGAAAGATTCGTTTGTAGATGTAATCTATAATCACATAAAGGCATTAGAAGAACATGGTGAGTTCTATTGGAATATCATATTACCACAGGCAGTTAAGAAGTTAAATCTAATTAATGTAAAACAACACATACTACCATTTTCAGGTGATATGATTAAGATGCGTACTTATCCACCTGATTTTAATAGGTTATTGGAAACATTAGAGTACGATGTTATTTATTCACATTTGCCCGATTGGCCGCAAGTTGGTAGATATAAAAATGATTTCAATACAAAAATTATTGGATATTGTCATTGGTGGGAAATGAAAACCTGCAATGCTGAAGATAGGAAAAATAAGTGGAGATGGATGCCAATAGAACTATTAGGGGTATCACAAATGGATACTTGTTTTCTAAATACACAGGAACAAAAAGATAGAGTTTTAGAAGAAGCAAAACTGTGGTTTAATGATTTGTTTATTCAAAAATTAAATAGTATATTAGTAGTTTGGAATTTGGGCATAGATAATACTAAAATTATAGAAGAACCAAAAGAAAAACAAAAAGTTATTGTATTCAATCATCGAGCGGCTGCATATAAAGGATATCCATCTTTTATTAAATTGATGGAGGAGTATAGAGAACGCAGACAAGATTTTAAAGTATGGGTGCCACAATTAGATGGTAAGCCAGAATTTAGTTGGATTGATAATACCAAAGTAGCTAAACATGATTACTATAAACGAGTGCAAGAATGTATGGTAGGTATTCAGATGAGACAAACAAATTATGGATGGAGTGTAGCAGCAACCGATTGTATGATGAACGGAACTCCTATGATATTTCAGGAATCAGATTGTTACAAAGAGATAGACCCAAATGGTTTATTTTTTAAATATAAAAAAGATTTGTTTGATATGTTAGATAAAATATTAGATAACGAAAATTATAGATTTGAATTATCTAATAAAGCAATTCAGAGAGCAAAAGAACTATCTTTAAATGATAGTAAAATGATTAAAGTTTTAAACGAAAAATTAATAAGTTAATGTATCAAAACATTTATTACGAAAGAGGAAAAAACTTAATGCATCTATGGGATGATGAAAGAGGATATACAACATTCCCTTATCGTAAGTATGCATATAAGAAAGACCCATACGGACAATATCGTTCAATGTATGGTGATAAATTGAGCAAGATTGGTAAATGGGAAAAAGATGAAGCTGAGGATTTATTTGAAAGTGATGTTCCTGAAACGACACGAGTATTGGTTGATATTTATGAATCAGATTTACCATCAAAAGGTCATAGAACAATGACATTTGACATTGAGGTGGAAATGATAACAGGTTTACCAAACACAAAAGAGGCACAAAACGAAATTACAGCAATCGCAGCACATGATAGTGCAACAAAAATGTTTGATGTTTTCGTATTAGATAAACAAAATAAAATTAAAAACAATGCCAACTCATTTAGTAAAGATGGGA